GGTATAGCTTTTTTTAGTACTATTTTATGTTATCCGTCACTTCCGATTTTAAACATAGGAACTATGCTGAAAAAACAGCTCGTTCTGCTGCAGAATCAATGGAGAAAATGAAGAACGCCTCTGACAGTCTGAAAAATAAAATAAATGAATTACTTAGCGTAATTAGAGATGAAACCTCTACTCAGTATAAAAAAGCAGATGCCTACTTGAAACTTCAAGGCATATTACCAGAAGTATTTAAAAACATGGATATTGAGAAGATAAAATTGATGGATAAGCTCTCTTTATTGAAAAAAATAAATGAAGCATCTGATAGAAGAGAAATCATCGGAGCCAAAACCAATGTTGTCTTGGCTCAAAAAGAGGTTGATAAAATTAATGCATTAATTGCTGCGGATTCTAAAAGAGGTACATATTCAGGACAATATGAGATTCAATTATCTGATGCTAAATCCAAACTTGAAGCAGCTAAAAAGGTGGTAGCTGACATTAAAAAGATACAGATAGAAGCTAACAAACAAAAAGAAAAAGAAGACAAGAAAGTTGTTGTTAAGAATAAGGAATATTGGACTAATCAAAAGAAAGAAGCCGAAACCGCTTTAAACTCCATTGCATCTTCTCAAAAGAAATTGTTGGATACAGGAAAATTCAAAGGCATAGATGACGCTGTTGTAAATAATTACAAGGATAATGTCAGAAAGCTAAAAGAAGCCGAAAAAGAACTGAAAGTTTACGATTCGTCTTCCAAACAAGAAAACCAATCCCCAAAAGAAGTAACCAAGCAACTTAAACAGCAAGAACAACTTGCCGAACAACTTCTTTCCATTCGTCGGAAAAACCAGCAGGATGAAATCAACCTCATGGAGGATGGTACTGAGAAGAAGCTGGCTCAGATTGACTTAGACTATCAGAAAGAACTCGATGCGATAGACAAGCAGCGCAAAGAGTGGGAAAAGGCCCAAAATGGAAAACTGACCGATGAGCAGGAATCTGATTTGTCCGCTTGGGAAGAAAACGCTTACAAGTCATACGGGAAAGGGGTTAAAGATGCCAGTAAAGAGAAGTTGGAATCCGAACGTAAAGCATGGCAGGAATACTTCATTGAGTACGGAAACTATCAGGAGAAGCGCAAGAACCTTGTACAGAAATACAATGACGAGATAGCCAAACTGCAAACCGACAGCCCGGAGTACGCTTCCAAGGTAGCCCAAAAGAACAAGGCTCTTGAACAGCTTGATGAACAGTTCGGTCACTCCACAAAGGCGATGGCAGACCTCTTTGAAGATGCCAGCAATAAGTCCGTTTCCGCTATTCAGTCCATCATTGATAAGTATGAAACACTTGTCAAGTACATGTCTGGTACAAAGGAAAGTGACGGAACGAATGTTACACTTGATGAATTGAAAGCGCTCGGATTCACTGATAAGGACATTGAAAAGATAGAAAAGGGTGAAATCTCCATAAAGGACGTAACAGATGCAATCAGAGGGCTAAAGGATGAGCTGAAAGGCAAATCACCGTGGCAGGCTTTCGTCTCTGACTTGGAGAAAGGGATAGAAGCCATAAAAAAGGGTGGCAACGATTCCAAGAAAACCGGTCAAGGAATCACCGATATAGGAAATGCTGTGACGTCTTTTGCCCCTGCATTGAATGAGTTTAGCTCAAGTATCGCCGACATATTCGGATTTGACGACAGTAAGATAACAAGTGCCATTGATGCGCTTGGCGGCTTAGGACAAACGGCATCCGGGGTCGGGCAAATCATGTCGGGTGATATTGTCGGAGGCGCAATGAGTGCGGTTTCTGGAATTTCCGCTGTAGTGTCTGCGTTGGATGGGATGTTCGGTGCCGATTATTCCCACTATAACGAGATGGTCGAGGAATATAACAAACTCAATGAGATATGGGATGAGCTGATAGACAAGAAGCTGGAGTACATCAACACATCTTACGGAGCAGAAGCGGACAAGGTAGGCAAAGAGGCTCTTGAACTTGTCAACAAGAGTATTGAGGCGTACAGAATACTTGGACGTGAACGATTAAACTCCGGTGCGTCTGCCGGTTCTCATTCCATTGGCAAGCGCATGGCAAAGAATACCTCGTCAAGCGACTGGCAGGACATCGCCAGAGCGCTCGATATGTCTGTCAAAGACGCCAAGGATTTTATAGGTACCGGACGCATGACGGGATTGTTTGACCTGACTACTGAACAGTTGGAGAAACTAAAGTCAGAAGCACCTACTTTTTGGGCTAAATTAGATGGCGATGTGAGAGATTATCTTGATAAGATTATCGAGGGGGAGGAACGTATTGAGGAAATCCATAATCAGATAAACGAACAGCTTACACAAACCACATTCGATGGTGTGTACAGTAATTTCATAGATACCCTTATGGACATGAAAGCGTCGTCCAAAGATGCAGCCGAGGATGTTTCGGAATACTTCATGCAAGCTATGCTCTCCGAGCAGATAGGCACACTTTATCAGGACAAGCTAAAGAAGTGGTATGAGAAGTTTGCAAAGGGTATGGAGGATGGTTCTTTGACGGAATCCGAAAGAAATGCGTTGAACAGCGAGTATATGGGCTACATTGAAGAAGCGATGAAGCTCCGTGACGAGCTTGCCGCAGCCACCGGATATGACAAGATTTCGCAAGAATCAACATCCCAGCTTTCAACTTCCAGAGGGTTCGGTACTGAAATGACACATGAAGATGCAGGAGAATTAAGCGGTAGGTTTACAGCATTGCAGATTGCAGGAGAAGAGATAAAGAATCAATCTACCATTCAATCTCAATCACTTAATCTACTAACAGTAAAAGCAGATGCTCTACTTTCCATAAATACGGAAACAAGAAATATTGCTGATGATACGCGGGATTTGATAGCGCAATCCTATCTTGAATTGGTACAGATTTCAGAAAATACAGGGGCAATCGTCAAACCTATTCAACAGATGCAAAGAGATATAGCAGAAGTTAAAAAGAATACAGCAAAATTATAGTCTATGAATGAATTATTAATTAATGGCGAAAACGCTTATACAACATGGGGTGTGAGAATGGGAGATGGGTTTCTTGATGTACTTGGTGCATCATCACTCATGAAAGAATTTATAGAGAATAAGTCCCGGTTAGAACATGGAAAACGTGTGATAATCAATAATCCTAAAGTCGATGAGAGGGAAATAACACTTTCTTTTACAATTGAAGGAAATTCCCAGTCCGATTATCAATCAAAGAAAAAAGCTTTCTTCGATGAGCTTTATAAAGGCAAGATTGATATTCAAATCCCGGCTAATAGTAGCGAAGTTTACCATCTTATTTATACTGGCAAGAGTGTCACTTACGCACAGAGTTTAGACCGAACTTTCGGAAAAATTTCAGCCAAGTTCAACGAACCGAATCCGGCAAACAGAAATTAAATTCCAACAATAGAGAGATTGTTGCGTATATGAGTGCTCAAAATTGGGCACTCTTTTTTTTATCTCCGAACTTTGAAGACGTGGAACAAATCGACATCAAAGACATATCCGGTGCTATCCTGCTTACTACCCTTCCCAATGAAGGCTGCAAGCGTAAGTTTACTCTTATGAAGGAGGACTACATCACGTTAAAGTTCTCCTTGGAGAGTCCTATATTCTTCAAACTTGGTTCATACGTGGAGTGCGACTTCGGGCTGTTCGAGGTGTGTGATTTGCAGAAGCCAGTATTCAACACCGATAACGCAGGCTACGACTATGAGTTGCAGCTTGACGCCCACTACTGGAAATGGAAAAACAAAATCTTTAAATATACCCCCGAAGTGGCCGGGCAGGAAGCGTCCTGGAATCTCACCGCTTCACTTGATGTCCAAGCCGGTATAGTCCTTAGAAATTTAAAAGCTCTTGGTTACAAATACAAAGGACAGGATTTTGTTTTCTCTATTGACGGTACGGTAGAAAATAAGGCTCAGTTGATGAGTTACGACAACGTCAACATCCTTGACGCATGCTTCTCTATGGCGAAGAAATGGGATTGCGAGTGCTGGATAACCGAGAACATTATCCATTTCGGAAGGTGCGAGTTTGGCGATGCCGTTAACTTTGAGATAGGAAAGAATGTGGATAAGATGTCACGTTCCGACTCACAATCAACCTACGCAACGAGAATCTATGCTTTCGGTTCTACAAGAAACATCCCGGCAAACTACCGCCCGGTTGATGAGTCGGTGGTAGTCAATGGCGTGGTTCAAAGAAGGCTCATGCTTCCTTCCGGCATTCCGTATATTGACGCCTATCCTAACATGACTACCGAGGAAGCCGTCGAGCAGGTGGTTGTCTTTGATAGCATCTACCCTAGACGTACAGGAACGATTACAGCAGTCTCCAGCTATGAAGATACGGTTGACAATGAAGATGGGACCGAGACTACAGAAACATTCTACAGGTTTACTGACACAGGTATCAATTTCTCGTATGATTACGTACTTGAAGGTGAAGAACTCCATGTAGTGTTTCAATCAGGAAGCCTTAACGGAATGGACTTTGCCGTCAAATTCAATCCGCTTGAAAAGGGAGAAAAGAATGAGGACGGTACATGGAATGTGGATGCGCAGTTATGGGAGATTGTCGCCAATGAAGACTACGGGCGCAAACTTCCGGACAATGTGGTCAAGCCTAAAGCAGGTGACACTTATGTATTATACGGATGGGACAGTACGAAGATAGCCGAATTAGGACTTGTATCTACCGCCGAACAGGAATTGAAAACTGAAGCTGAAAAGCATGTTGAAAAGTCCAGAATGGACCCGAGTACTTATGGCTGCACGATGATGTCGGATGTCGCATACAGTGAGGACGGAGTGCACAATCTCTACAGCATCGGTCAAAAGGTCAATCTTATCAACAAGGCCTATTTCGAGAACGGAAGGCAGTCAAGGATTATCGGATTTGAATTCAACCTTGACCTGCCTTATGATTCCCCTATATATACTGTCGGGGAAACCGCTGCTTATTCACGTATCGGGGAACTGGAAAGCAAAATAGAGAGCATTACCTTGAAAGGGCAGCTTTACAACCAGTCCTCTTTGGATTCCATTGTCAAGAAACTTTCAAACAGCGTTACAAGCCAGGAAACAAGTGGGAACATACAGGTAACTACTGCCAGTGTCGGCTATTACAAACAAGGCGATGTAATCATGAAAGGGACAAGCTGGGAGAATATCATTAGAAATATGCTGTTTAAAGAACAAGGCGCGGAACTGAAAAGCAAACTTTCTACGGCTAACGATATGGAGTTCGGCTCTAATAAAGGTAAAATAACGTATGAAGCGGCAAAAAACGGGAATGGGGATATAACCAAGGCTTTTTTTGATAACAAGGAAGAGAATCTGCTTGTATTCGGAGCTGAAATGAATGGGGTAAGGACGGCTGTCAGGGAGTTGTCAGGCGTGTATACGGAAAACGAATCATACCTTGCCTCCGTATCATTTTCCCAAAATGGAAGTCTTCCTGCTGTAACACTTACCGACAAAATCAGCGTAAACGTGCGTCGCAAATGGTTTGCCGGAGTGGTGGATTCTATTCCCACAACCTCAGCGCAAGTCAGAGGGTTGTCATCAAGCGGCATGTACACCGGCTCCGGCAGCTACAAGTTCAGTGCCGGCCGGTGGAAGACAATCGTAATCTGCATACCTGAGGGAACCGTGAGCGAGCTCACCCTGACCGCATATCCCGGTAATTTTATCGAAGACACCGGAGTGTGCAGCGGCCCCACTTCCATCTCTGTGGAAGGCGCTAACGGAAGCCAGGCAACGGATTACCGCATGTGGGTGATACGGACCGACGGCACGAACGATGCCGATACATTCACATTCAAAACGAGTTGACATGGTAAAGATAAACGGAAGCAGCTTCGCGCTGCAATACAAGAGGACAACGTACCGGCCTATCGACAGCTCGTCTGTATTCGATACCATAGAGGACGCACGCGTATACGCGAGGAACACCGACGCCGAAGCCTATTTCCCCTATGCGGGACAGCTCGTGTCGACCCTTGAGAACGGGGGTGCCGTCTACAAGCTGTCGAAGGACGACAGCATACCGGAGACCGACGGGAAGAGGCACTTCAAGCTTGACCCTATAGGCAGCAAGAACGACAACGACGACCGCTACGTGCGCAAGGACATCGCCGAGACCATCGAGAAACTGATGACCTTCATCGAGGGCATCAACGTGAAGGGCACGGCAACGCTGAACGAAATCATGCTGCTGAAAGACCTCGTGTCGGAGAACTTCTCAGCCGGAGGCTCAGGTTTCGGCATCTACCGGGACGCGGACGGCAACTACCATCTCGACATCGACTTTGTGGACATCCGGAAGAAGCTGAGCGTGGAGGACATCCAGGTGCAGCAGTCCACCTATGTCGGGGGCAGGCAGTACAATACCGGCGGCGGCATCATCTGCAACCGCGTGGAGGACAAGGGCACATACTGGCGCTGCTATTTCAAGACCACTGATTCGGAGGGGCGTACCGTGTACAACACCTTCCAGGAGGATGACCAGGCCATCTGCGAGACGTTCAACCTGAAATCGGGCAACCACTACTACTGGCGGCTCGTGACGGGTACGGGAGACGACTACATAGACCTCTCCAAGGACGACTGTGCATCGGGCAGCGACATCCCGCTTGCCGGAGACAGCATCGTGCAGCTCGGCAACCGGACGGACACGGGCCGACAGGGTGCCATTGTATGGGACAGCGTTACCGCCGGAGGGCCTTATGTGCGCATATACAATGGGATAAACTCGTACACGATGCCCGAACCGTTGATTGACTTCAATACGGTGCTCAGCGAGATTACCGCCAGGTTTATCAACCAGGCCACGGGTAAGGACATGGACAAGACCCTTGACGACATGCAGGTAAATCTCGACATTATCAAGCAGCAGACGGACAAGGAGTACACGATGTGGTTCTATGACTATGAGCCTACATTGAGTAACATTCCCGCTTCGGAATGGACGACTGCGGAGCTGAAGGCCATGCACGACCAGGACCTGTTCTACAACACCGCTACCGGGCAGGGCTACCGGTTCGAGTCGGGTGCTTGGGAAGAAATCACCGACCATTTGACACTGAAAGCCCTTGAGGATGCCGCCAGAGCCCAGGACACCGCGGACAGCAAGCGGCGTATATTTGCCCAGCAGCCCACTGTGGCAGATGCCTACGACGTGGGAGACATGTGGGTGAACGCGACGTACAATGACGGCACCACTATTTACAAGAATGATGCTCTCGTATGCAAGACTGCGAAGGCGGCAGGAGCAGCATTCAGCATCAGCCATTGGAAACCTTCTTCCACGGCAACTACTGCCTATATCGAGAACCTGGGGGACCGCATCACGGTTGCGGTGACGGATTCGGAAAATGGCATTGCCGAGGCTACGAGGCTTGCCAACCAGGGTATCAGCGATGCCCGGGACGCTTATTGTCTTGCCCGGGGGGCGCAGGATACGGCTGATGAGAACACGGCGGCCATCCAGGTGACAAAGGACTCCATCGCCGCGCTGGTTGAAGGCATCCACTTCGACGGCTCCGGAAACATCACGAACATCAACACTTCCGGGCTGGTGACGACGGCTGATTTCAACTCGCTGCTGTCTAAAAAGGTGAGTTTTGATGCGGCGGGGCATATCACGAACATCGACAAGTCGGGGCTCATCACCGAATCAAACCTTGTGCAGATGTTTGCAGAGAAAACCGCTTCGGATGGTTATGTAAAGAAATCGTATATAGCCGCTTTCGTTACCGAGCTGCCCGACGGGAGGTTCCAGAGCAATGCGCTGGTGAGCGCCGACCAGATACGTCTTGAAGGAATTGTTACGGCAAACAGTTATTTCAAGATATTAGAGAATGGGGCTATTGAAGCCATAAGCGGTACAATCGGGGGTATCAAAATAACCAACGAAGGTCTTGGTTCCTATATTTCCGGTTGGCATCCGATTGATATTCCGGCAATGAAGCTGTCAAATTCCGGCTTGCATTTTTCTAAGGGTATTCAGTATAATCATGCAGGAGGGCCACAATTCGCATCTTACGATGTGGATATTGGT